GCCCCTTTCGGGGCTCAGTCTACTCTTGCGAGTAGCTCAGACTTGTCTGGTCTCTGGCGGAGTCATCCATAGTAATTAAACCTTAGGATGTTCACATGGCACTATACCTTCCAGCTCCCCCGCGACCTCTTACTGCATCAAGTTATTATGCTTATAGAGGCCGTGGGGATTTTGGTTATACGTATAGTGCTAATGGTTCCAGCTCCCGCTACTATGTGGGAGATGAGTCACATGATATTTTTGAGCGTCGACTCGTTGAGGGTCGAACTCGAAATCGTGTATCTCAATTTGGTTCCAAGACATGGAAGCCTTGTACTTCTTATCGGAGGTCTTCACAACGGTTAATCTTTAACCCTGGTGTTTTGACGTACCGATGGAAGTCAACCAAAGGACTTTATGATCAGTTCTTTGGTACTGGGTCTGTTACATCTAGGGGCTATTTCGGTCCCTTTATGTCTAATGTATCCGTCCTTCCGGTCGAATACATCCCTATGTCCCAGAACACTTACAATCGTCTTTCTACTGAAATTCTTCAGAAAATTGGCGATCGTAAAGTTTCCTACGGTGAAAGCCTTGCTGAGAGTCGTGAAGCTTTGAACCATCTCTCCCATACAGCCTCTACTTTTGTCAAGCTTTTGCTTGCCGTTCGTAAGGGCCATTGGGCGAAGGTTCCTAAGATTCTCGGCGTTCGACCTCGTGATCTTAGATCACTAAAGTCATTCTCATCACGATGGCTTGAGTACCAATATGCATGGATGCCACTAATTAATGATATCTATGATACGCACAAACTGCTGACTACTGGCTTCCGTAAGGAAGTTCAGCTAATGTCTTCAGTCCGTCGTCTCACTGATCATCATGAAATTAATGGTCCGTTCAATTGGACTACTTGGCAACGAATCGGATTTGTTTCCGGTTCATCTCAACGTACAGATATTATGAAGGTTTACTATAAGGTTAAAGATAGCGATCTTGCTAAAATTAACCAAATGGGCCTTCTTAATCCCGTTGACATCGCTTGGGCTGTTGTACCGTACTCGTTTGTTGTCGATTGGTTCTTACCTGTCGGCAACTTTCTCGAGGCCTGTACAGCTACTATCGGATGCACCTTCATTGATGGGTATTACTCAACATTCATTAGTGGTAAATATACCACTAATCCGCCTGTGCCTCAGCTGTCTAATAGTACTGAATACTATTTTGACTCTGACACACGGAGTTTCATCTCCGAATTTACGGAATACAAGCGCACGAAACTTACTAGTTTTCCTGTGCCTGCATTGTATGTTAAGTCCCCATTTTCCACTAGCCATGTTGTAAGTGCTCTCGCACTTATCAATCAACTACGGAGATGAGCGATGCCTCAACTTCAACAGCTCGTTCTCACAGATCGAGCCGCGACACCCGTCGCACATACGTTCGTACCACGTGACATCGTTAATGGTGTTGGTTCGGTCGTCGAGTCCACTGGGATCCCCATTGGTAACTCAACTCTTTCCGTTTCACTCAACAAGACAGCGAGTAATCGCTATAAAGCTGTAGTGAAATTTGCCGTTCCCGTTGTTCAGACGCAAGTCATCAACGGTATCTCGACTCCTGTCGTTGTTCGTACATCTTTCGCAGATGTCACGTTTACATTCGATCAGGCGTCGTCTGAAGCTGAACGAAACAACTTTGTTGGGATGTTTGCCGATGCTTTTGGCACCAGTAAAACTCTTATCAATGATGCTGTCGTTAAACTTCAGGGCATTTATTAAGTATCGATTACTGTTTCTTTACGTATTTTTATACGTTCAGACTAGTAAATTCGTAACTTATTGGAAGAGTCGCAAACGAGGAGTTACCCGTGCGCAAGAGACAGATGAAAGAGCAGAAAACTGCCGATTATCCTCTCTCGAGGAGCGTGACTGATGACTTCATCAGTGATTTGAAAGAGCTTCTTCACTCGGACAAATCAGTTGAGGGAGAGTATTTGTCGAACTTAGTTTTTTCTAAGTTTACAGATCCTTCTCCCATTGAGGCATCAAAACGCCGTGACGCTGCCATCGAAAAATGGCTGAGTACCGAACTTAACAATGCAACGACAAATCGCAGGATCCTGGCCTTAGGCCATTCATCCGGTGATTTATTTCCCGGTGTATCTATCTCTAGATTCACTTCGAAAGTTCGTGGTATTATCGCTAGAATCTTACCTTGGGCGCCCTCCCTTAACCTCCAACATGGTGGTTTTAGTGGTGGTGCGTCCACAAGTAAGAAACGGGCGCATAGCCATCCGGCTATGAAGTTCCTCGATAAAGCAGATGTTACCAGACGAGCTTCCTCTACTATTAGGGAGTTAATCTCTAATACTAGATGGGCCGACACGATTGTCGAATTAGGTGTGGAACCTAATGTCGTCGAAGGTAATGTGCTGTTCACAGTTCCGAAGAACTCTGACATCGATAGGGTTGCTTGTAAGGAACCCGATCTAAACATGTTCTTCCAAAAATCAATTGGTAACCAAATTCGGTACCTTCTTTTGCGAGAAGGTATCAATTTGAATGACCAACGGATTAATGGTGAGTTAGCAAGGATTGGAAGTATAGATGACAGTCTTATGACTGTCGATCTATCTTCTGCTTCCGATTCTATCTCAAAAGAACTAGTTCGTCTTTTACTGCCAAACGAATGGTTTTACTATTGTGACCTTTTTAGATCTCATAGTACTGTCATCGATGGTAGCGTTCATACGAACGAAATGTTTAGTTCAATGGGCAATGGCTTCACGTTTGAATTGGAGAGTTTACTCTTCTATTCAATCACTCGTGCCGTTGCGTATTTTTCTGGTGTTAAAGGTCGTATCTCGGTATACGGCGACGATATCATCGCGCCGTCAGAGATCTATGCAAATTTGATCTCTGCTATGACGTTTTATGGCTTTTCCGTTAACGTGGAAAAGACATTCGTTAATTCCCCTTATAAGGAATCTTGCGGACGTCATTGGTACCTTGGTCGTGAGATAACGCCGTTTTATTTACGGCGTCCTTTCACGACTATCAGCGATTTAATACTCACACTAAACCAGCTTATAAACTGGTCTAGTCGGTGCCTCGGTGTCGTCGATCCTCATTATGAGGCGTTGATACTAAAGTACTCTGAGTATATACCAAAGGACCTTTGGGGAGGTCAAGACCTTACGTCTAGATCCTCTCTTGTGTCTGGCGACCGACCTCGCTATGAGCTCGTTCGCGTTCAACGGCCCTCCACAAATAATCACCGTGGTGGGCTGTTGCTTTGGCTGTTTCTGAAACTTTCGTTTCCGAACATTGGCGCTGTTGATACGACTGGTGCTTCCCAATCATTCACGATTAAGAAGCGTCGTTCTCGGGCCTGGAGCAGTAACGACGTCCCGATATTTCTATCGAAATATCTGGATTAACGTTGAGGAGCCCAGCTAAGCTGGCTCTCCGGTCTGCACCGGTGGGTTCATGGGGTAACACCCATGTTCTATAGTAAGGA